TATTACACAGGAGTTCCCCATGGGAAAGAAAAGACGAGCATTAAGATGTCCACAAAAGTTTGGAGCAAAGCGTAGTTATTTAGTAGCGCACGAGAATATCTCTGTCCCACCGATTGAAACAACAGCCGCAACACCAATTGAAACGGTGGCGCCGACTGAAGTGGAAACAGTTGTAGCTGAAGAAACAATCGTGCCCCCCACACTAAAGAAGGCGGTCATCTCTAAGACTAAAACTGCTAAGAAAACAACTAGCAGAACACGAAAGTCTTCGAAGACCACAACCAAAAAAACCAAATAATTGATATATAACTATTAACCTTTCTAAAGAACCCGGGTGTCCGCTGGTATATTGTGAATGAGATTACTATTTAGGTTGAGGGGAGATTTCATTAATGCCAACTAATCTAAATCCAATATCTGAAACAAGCGCTATTGTTTTAACTTCTACTGGAAGTGTTTCACAAGTGGCCGCCGGCTGTCCGTTTGGGATATATACGGGCTCCGCCGATTTTCTGAGCGGCGCATCGCTCCAGGTAGCTTATACCTATAAGAAGCTCGGCGGCGATGTCGTCGACATTGAGCTAACTCCATCAAACGTATATGCGGCATATGAAGAAGCTGTTTTAGAATATTCCTATATCATTAACGTTCATCAGTCCAAAAATAGTCTTTCTACTTTCTTGGGCAACCAGACGGGAACGTTTGATCACCTGGGTAGCATGAAGACGGGACCTTCTGGTACCAATTTAGCATACCCCCGCTTTACAATTGGGTACGCGCGCCGTGTAGGCGATGGTGCTGCAGCCGCCGCAGGCTTTGGCGGAACCGTCGCCCAATATTCGGCCTCGTTTCAGCCCGTCACCAAGCAACAGGATTATGATCTGCAATCCATCATTCAAAGTGCCTCTGATTCGGGGGTAGATGATGCGGGCAAAACGGTCGACTATGCCGGCAAAGTTGATAATAAGCGCATTATTATCCAACAAGTTTTTTACAAGTCTCCACGGGCAATGTGGCGCTTCTATGGGTACTATGGCGGCTTCGGAGTGGTGGGTAACATGTCGACATACGGACAGTATTCAGATGACTCCACTTTTGAAGTCATCCCGACATGGCAGAATAAATTACAAGCTATGATGTACGAAGATTCGATTGTAACACGAACTTCGAATTATGGTTATGAGATCATTAATGATAAATTAAGACTGTTTCCCACCCCTGACTCCTGGTCTGATGGATACGCTGATCGGGTATGGGTGAGGTTTATGGTAGATATCACCCCATGGGAACAGGGAACTACTAACATGGGAGTCCAGGGCGTTAACAACTTGAACACAATGCCATTTGATAATATTCCGTATGTCAACATTAATGCTATTGGTAAGCAGTGGATTAGAAAATATAGCTTAGCATTATGCAAAGAAATGTTAGGACAAATTAGGGGCAAGTTTACCACGATGCCCATCCCGGGCGAAAGTGTAACCTTGAATCACTCCGAATTATTATCTCAAGCGAAAGAAGAACAGGCGGGGCTCAAGGACAAGCTCATGGAAATCTTAGATACTATCACTTATGATGAATTAGCTAAGACAGATCAAGAACTTACTGATGCAGCATCTAATATATTGAAAGTTTCTCCACTTCCAATTTTTGTAGGATAATAAACGATGGCAGACAATGAATGGGAAAGACCAAAGAATCCACCTCCTCCGCTTTTCTTAGGAAAGAAGGAACGGAACCTTGTAAAGCAAGTTAATGATGAACTAATTGAAAAAGTCATTGGGCAGCAGATTCTTTACTATCCTGTAGACTTGGCCACCACCGATTTCCATGAAATGTATGGAGAAGCCATCGACAAAACTTATTTGCCCCCCATTCGAGTATATGCTCTGGTAGAGTTTACGGACTATTCCACTCAATATATGGATGGCTTCGGTCTTGACAAGTCATGGGAAATCTCAATTCATTTTCATCGCCGGCGCCTAACCGAAGATCAAGACCTGTATGTGCGTGAGGGTGATTTTGTGTTGTATGGCGATTATTATTATGAAATTGTTAAGCTGTCCGAGCCAACAAAGCTATTTGGACAAGTAGATCACAGTTTTGAAATTGCAGCTACCTGCAAGCGCGCCAGAAAGGGACTATTCGATGCTACCTGATAACTTTGATTTTGCCATGATTCCTACCGGAAGCACTGGAAAGGCTGACTTTACTCTTCAAGAGATTGGCATGCTGGCGTCTACTATTGAGACTATAGACTATTCACTCGTTTCCTGGGTCAAAGAAGATCTTAAATTAAGCGTCCGCACCAATGAGGGCTTTACTGCGGTGCCAGTTTTGTGGCAGGTACCCGAACGAGCCTACCAGATTAAACACAATAAAGATTTACGCGATGAGGCAGGAGCATTAAAGCTACCCCTGATTAGTATTGAACGTACAGGCATCACTAAAGATCCTGCTCGCAAGGGAGGGTATCAAGCGAATTTATATTCGACCAAACACAATGGACGCTCCGGACGATATGTTATTGCGAAGAGAATTGTGCAAGATAAGACACGGAACTTTGCTAGAGCCGCCGGCACGCGCACAAATACCGGCGGCACCAAACAACGTTATTATCCGAGAGTAAACAAGAAAGTAGTTATCCAAACTCTATCAGTCCCCATCCCTGTGTATATAAATGCTGAATATAAAATTTCTCTGCGTGCAGAATACCAACAACAGATCAATACTCTCATGACTCCATTTATGGGGCGCACCGGACAGATTAATTCTTTCTTGCTCCGGCGTAATGGACATCTTTATGAAGCCTTCATCGATCAAAGCTTTGCACACAATAATGTTGTAGCATCGCTGGGCGAAGAAATGAGGATGTTTACTACCGACATCACCATTCGGGTCCTAGGGTATTTAATGGGGGAAGGGGAAGACGATGATCGACCCATTGTAACGATGGAAGAAAATGCTGTAGAGATTACTTTTCCCCGAGAAGGCACTGCTGCTCCGGGTAATCCCAACTTCTTTGGAGAGATTTGGGACGGTAGCACCCCTCCAGATGGGGGACCCCAGGGCAGTTCCTGAAGTAAAGCCCCATTTTTCTTTGGAGTTCAGGAGCTTTTTGGAATTAAAAATACTATTTAATTAATGATTGCAGTAGCATACTTTAGCAATTGTTTTAAAAGGAATCACAAGCATGTCAGTCAAGAATTTTAAATTTGTATCTCCGGGAGTATTTATCAACGAAATTGATAATTCTTTCATTCCCAAAAGCGCCGATGCAATCGGCCCTGTAGTAATTGGTCGAGCCCGCCGCGGCTTGGCGATGACTCCGGTGAAGGTACAGTCTTATTCCGAATTTGTTCAGATCTTCGGAGATACCGTCCCCGGTAATGGAGGTGGCGACATCTCTCGCGACGGGAACTTACAGTCTCCGATGTATGGCACCTACGCAGCCAAAGCGTTTTTGCGCTCTAACGTAGCGCCTTTAACTTATATTCGCCTCTTGGGGCAAGAAGACTCCAACGCGTCAGGCGCCGGTAAAGCCGGCTGGAAAACGCTGAGCAGCCCTGCTAGCACCGTAGCTAATAACGGCGGTGCTTATGGGTTGTGGGTCTGGCCCTCGTCCTCCCACAGAACTTTTCTGGGCGGCGACTTGGCCAAACAAGGGGTATTAGCTGCAGTTTGGTATGTGAATGCTAGCGCCTCTCTTACATTGACGGGCGGAGTGGTGCATGGTGACGCGTTCACCTCCGGTGGTGTCGGAGTAGTCATGGGCAACAACACAAGTGATTATACATTTCAGATAGAAATACGTAATGCCGGCTCAACAGCAGCCACGGGCAGCGAAACAATTAAATTTAATTTGGATGATTCTTCAGATTTGTTTGTTCGTAATCGATTTAACACAAATCCGCAACTCGCATCTGTAGCCGGTAGATTTTATCCTGCGTCGGCACGCAAAAATTATTGGCTCGGAGAAAGCTTTGGACAAGCGCTTCGGGCTGGATGCACGAGCGCTAACGGAGCGGCTTGGTTTGCGACGGGTAGTAATTTGACGTCAACAGCGTTGCATGGAGTACTGCTCCCCATCGCTTTGGCAGGAACCAGCACGACTGGGCCTCAAAACTTGCAAGGTGCTTCAACTGAAGCGAAAGCCGGCTGGTTTGTGGGACAAGATTTAGGTGCCCCCGGCAGCTATGATCCGCATAGTCTCCAGAGGCTCTTTAGATTAGTGGGCCGCGGCCATGGCGAATGGCTACAGAAGAATTGCAAGATCTCTATTCAAAATATTCGGCAGTCAACTACGACAACCGATGATTATGGAACCTTTAGCGTTCTTGTTCGCAACCTCCACGATACAGACAGTAATGTGCAGGTTATGGAACGGTTTGATAACTGTTCATTAGATCCCGCTTCCCCCTCTTTCATCGCTAGAGTGATTGGAGACAAGTATACTCAATGGGATTCCACTTCGCGCCGCTTGAAGACTTATGGAGAATATCCTAATAGGTCCAAGTATATGTACGTTGAAATGGCTCCCGATGTGGAAGGTGGAGCAACCGATTCTACTCTCTTGCCCTTTGGTTATTATGGTCCACCTCGATTTAGAGCTTTGGCATCGACAACCACAGCCTCTGCAGGTCAAATGATCTATGCCCCCACGGGATTGATAAGTGGTGCGCTCGCCCCCTTTATGGGCAACACTACGAGTGGGTCATTAACTGGCTCCCTCTCCTGGCCAACGCCCCGCCTGCGCCTCTCTGCTTCTGATGGTGGCTTAGCGGTTCCTACTGATGCATACTTTGGAATGCAAACAACTCGGGACCGCAACAGCACCCACTCAGATCCTAGTGTGGCTGATAGCTTAAGAAAGCTTTGGCAATCTTCGGTAAGCGATCCAGTAACGGGAACCCCGTCACCGAGTGCAACAGCCACCCAAAAAGGTGCTTATGTTTTCTCCTTAGATGATATTACCTCCGGTTCTACGGGAGGCTATTATTATGCTTCTGGCTCACGCGCCTCCGGAGTATCCATTACTTCTGGTTCGATTGCTGATTTGCTTAATGCAGACTATAAT